GGAAAACCCGTTTAATATGGTACAATTAGTGTCATGAATATGCCTCAACCCCGAATAACTGTCATTGACAAGCAGGGTGACGACGGTATATATGTCTGGAGAACACCAGAAGGAAAAATAGTGGACGATGGAAATGGTAATATCATGAATATTCCAGCCCGTCGTGGTGATATTACTGCTATTTCAAAAATAACTAAGGCTGCTGCTCATTACGGATTTTCTGAGGGCGAAGCAGTATTTAGAGCAGGACAAAGAAGAATTACAGAAGAAGAGTATTCTGAGCAAGTCGATAGAATGAGAGAAGGATTCATTCCTAGCGAAACAGACTTAGGTGCTTGGTATGATGCAGAAAAGGGAATAAAGGCACATGGAGAATGATGATTACGAGGGTAGAGCAAGAATTGACAATCCTCAGTCAAATAAGATAACAAAGTTTGATCCGTTTAATGCTGATATAGAAACAGTTAAGTCCTATAGCGGCCTTCACCCTAACTTTAAGCGTCGTGTTTCTAGACTAAATAAAGTTTGGACAGGACAAGACGGGGCAAAGTCAAAGCAGCTAATTCCAGATATGGATATTACAACTGCATATGGACTGTTTGATGTTATTGTTCCAACATACAATCTTGATGAACTTGCTAATTTTTATGAAACAAACTTTGCGAATCACGCAGCAGTAAATGCCAAGGTATCAAACATCGTTGGACTTGGATATCATCTAGAGGCAACTCCTAATCTTATGGATAGAATTGAAGATGCTGGCAATGATGATCAAAGAATGCGTGCACAAAGAAAGGCTGATAGAGCAAAAGCCATGGTTATGGAATGGCTTGAAGATCTTAATGATGAAGATACTCTTACTCATGTTCTTGAAAAAACCTTTACTGATTATGAGGCAACTGGTAATGGATATATTGAGGTAGGAAGAACAACTTCTGGAGAAATTGGATATATAGGTCATATTCCTGCAACAACTATTCGCGTTAGAAGAGAGCGTGACGGATACATTCAGGTAGTTAATCAAAGAACAGTATTCTTTAGAAATTTTCAAGATGTAAAAACACCAAATAATGTAACAACAGATCCACGACCAAACGAGCTAATTCATATTAAGAAATATACTCCTCGTAATAGTTATTATGGAGTGCCAGATATCTTGGCTGCCTCTACATCACTAGTAGGTGACACACTTGCTGGTCGTTATAATATTGACTACTTTGAAAATAAGGCAGTACCGCGATACATAGTTACTCTTAAGGGTGCAAAGCTAAGTACAGATGCAGAAGATAAGCTATTCAGATTCCTTCAGTCTGGACTTAAAGGGCAAAGCCATAGAACACTTTACATTCCACTTCCTGGAGATACGGGAGACAATAAAGTAGAGTTCAACATGGAGCCAATTGAAAACGGGGTACAAGAAGGCTCGTTCGAAAAATATCGTAAGTCCAATCGTGAAGACATTCTTATGGCACATCAAACACCAATTTCTAAAGTTGGCGGTGGGCAGGGAATGTCTATTGCTGCTGCACTAGCGTCAGATCGCACATTCAAAGAACAAGTTGCACGACCAGCACAAAGAACACTTGAAAAGGTAATTAATAAAATAGTAAAAGAAAAAACGGACATGTTTAACTTTAGGCTAAATGAATTCACATTGACAGATGAAAATACACAAAGCCAGATTGACGAAAGATATCTCAAGACTCAGGTTATTGTTCCAAATGAAGTAAGACAAAGAATGGGTATGCCTGTACGAGATGGTGGTCAGTCACCAGTTGAACTAACAGCACAACAAAGAGCAGAGTCAAGAGCACAAATTACTGGAGATAGACAAAGAGATACAGAGCGTCAAAATAATGCTACCGACTCCCCCGCAACAGAAACTGGAAGAAATCCAGGTGGAGAAGGCAGAGTAACTGCATAATTTTATAAAATTGTGATAAAATACTATAAACATAGTATATAATGGGTTTGATATGGCTAATTTTGAAAAAGCTTATTGGAGCACAGACGGCAACAATATTTCCGTCCGTATGCCTATTAGTAAGGTAGACAAAGACAGAAGAATTGTTTCAGGCTGGGCTACAACAGACAGCATTGATAAACAAGGCGACATTGTAAATTCTGATGCCTCGGCAAAGGCTTTTGATGAGTTTCGCGGAAATGTTCGTGAACAACATACTCCACTTGCAGTAGGCAAGGTTGTTTCATTTAAGCAAGACAAATATTTTGATAAAAATAACGACGAATTTTATAATGGTATTTATGTAGACGTTTATGTATCTAAGGGAGCAGAAGATACCTGGCATAAAATTAACGAAGGCATCCTTACTGGATTCTCAATTGGTGGAAGCATTAATGACTCAGAAGAAATGTACAACAAGCAACTTGATAAGCCAGTTCGGGTAATCAAGGACTACGATCTTTACGAGCTTTCACTTGTTGATAATCCAGCAAATCCAGACTCTAACATTGTCTCTGTACAAAAACTTAATGCTACAGAAGAGAAGGTAGAAAAGAATTATCTTGAAAATGTATACTGGTGTCCAACTAGTGACAATGTTATCTTAAGTGATAAGTCAGATTATAGTTGTCCAGATTGCAGTAAGCACATGACTAACATTGGTTTTGTAGAGAGCAATGATGTAAATAAAGCAGAGGTCGTAAAATCTTTGATTACATCATTTGAAAAGGTTTCAGATGGAAAATCTGATAAAAATAAGGCGATTGACGAAGACATAGCCAAGTCAATTGCTGACGAAAATATTGAAAAGGAGGGAAGTAACGTGGGAATTCTAAATAAAAAGTCTTCAGAAGAGGCTACTCCAATTGAGAAGTCAGAGGACGCTGCAGTAGAAGCAGAGACTGTTGAAGAGCCTGCTGAAGAGACAACAGAAGAAGTTGTAGAAAAAGCAGAGGATGCAGCAGAAGATGTTGAGGCTGTAGATAAGTCAGAGGACGCTGTTGAGGACTCTGCCGAAGAGACAGTAGAAAAGGCAGAAGAGACAGAAGAGGCCACAACTGAAGAGGTAGTCGAAAAGTCCACAACTCCTAATGAAGAAGGCAGCACAGATGACTTGGCAAAGGCTGTTAGCGAGATCAAGGATTCTGTTGCAGATTCACTAGGAGATCTAGCTGCAGTAGTTAAGGGCATTGCAGAGCAGGTCGCAGAGATGAAGAAATCTCTAGACGGCGTACAAGAGGAAGTAACAACTGTAAAAGGCAATGTAACAGAGTTTGAAGGGCGTGTTGATGCTGTAGAAGCTGACACAGCCGTTCGCAAGTCTGGCGATCTTGGCGGGATCGTGCAGGAAGAAAATACAACTGAAAAGTCGATGTGGGGCGGTCGTTTCCTCAAAGCCGCTGACTTATATCGGTAAATAAATAGGAGGTGAAATAAAAAATGTCAGACGAAATCCTAGAGAAGGCAGCTGCAGCAGGCGCAGTAGTTTCTGGTGGTATTGGAAGTGTAACAGCTCCAGCCGCTGGTGACCTCGGTGTTGTTGGCAGCACAACCGATGATGGCGGTATTCTCAATCCTGAGCAGTCTCGCCAGTTCATCGAATACATTTGGGAGCAGCAGGTACTAGCACAAGATGGTCGCAGAGTAACAATGCGTTCCAATACAGCAGAGCTAGAGAAGCTAAACGTTGGCGAGCGTGTAATTCGTGCAGCATCACAGGCTGATGCAACTTACACAAATGCCGATGTTGCTTTTACTAAGGTTGAGGTTACCACCAAGAAGATCCGTTTGGATTGGGAGGTTTCAACTGAAGCTCTAGAGGACAACATCGAAGGTGCAGGTCTAGAGGACCACTTGGTTCGCACAATGACCCGTGCATTCGCTAACGATCTAGAGGATCTAGCTATCAACGGAACAGGCTCTGGAACAAATGCGTTCCTTAGCATCATGGAGGGCTTCCACGCAAAGGAGACAGCTGGTGGCAATCAGGCCGCTGCTGTAACCTCAAGTGGTAGCACATGGACAGTACAGGATCTACAGGATATTATTCTTGCAATGCCAAGAAAGTACCGTGGTTCACGTTCAGCCATGAAGTTCTACGCTGGTTCACCAACTCTATCTTCACTACTCAACAGCCTCGCTCAGACTGGTAACTTCTCCAGCGAGCGTATCGTTGAGCGGATTGTTGATGGATCTGTACCACAGGTCGTTGGTGCTCCACTACAGTACCGCGTTCTCGGACTTCCAATCGTTGAGGTTCCATACCTCCCCGATGATTATGTCTCACTCACATTCCCAGAGAATCGTATCTGGGGATTCCAGAGAGATGTTACAGTCCACCGCGAGTTCAAGCCAAAGAAGGACACAGTAGAGTACACAGTATTCGTTCGCTTTGGTGTTCAGATCGAAGAGACAGACGCAGTTGCCTACGGCAGCAAGTAATCTCTTTATCAAGTAGTTTGGAGGGGAGTCTGAAATATGGCTCCCCTTCAACACTTTTATAGATGATATAATTAAATAAAATAGGAGGATATTGTGACCGCAAAGAAAACAACTGCAAAAAAGACTACAAAGGCAGAAAAAAAGCCAAGTAAAGTAGCAGTATTCTCTTCTGGTAATCTTTTTCATCCAAGTTATGGAAGACTGGAAAAGGGGTATACAGTTCTTGACCCAGAAAATGCTAAAGCATGGATGACTATTTCAAATAAAGTAAGAGAGGCGACACCAGAAGAAGTTGCTGTCGCTTACGGAGTGTAAATGGAAACGCTTAGACTTCCAGAGACAACAACCGTAGAGGTTTCATTTAGCGTACCAGACGCATCAACACTATATATATTGTCATACGATGACCTGACAACTGGAAGCACCTATTCAACTAGTGCCACATCTAATTCTTCTAAAATTGTAACCTTTGGACTTGATGATCGTTACCTTACCTATACCGGAAGTCTTAAAGCAACAGTTTATACTTCTGCCAGTGCTTTGGTAATAACTGATGGAGTGGATGTTGTAAAACCATATTGTGACATTACAAGCGTAAAAAATAAATTAGGAATTACAACGGCACAGGCAATTCAAATTGAAAAGGTAGCCAGAAAAATTATTGAGTCTGAAGCAGGAAAATTTGATTTCCAAAGAAAAGAAAAAGAAATATATGGAATGGGCCTTGACTACCTGCCACTAGATGAAAAAATTCAAACACTTTATTATTTATATGAAAATGGTGTAAAAATATATGATTATGAAGACTCTGATCTTCAGAAATATAAAATAAGTGTAGATGGAACATCTATTGTTACCTCTGTAGCACAAGTAAATAAAATGGAATATAAGCATGTTTGGCGAGATAGGTATCTTGACACAGACTTTTTTAGTGGATATGATTATCTTGTAGATGGAGATTTTGGATACATCGTTGTTCCAGAAGATATCCAAGAAGCTTGCGAGCTTATCATGCAAGATATTACAAATGACAACATGAGATATATCAACAGATATATCGAAGAGTTTGACAACAATGAGTTTAAGGTTAAGTTTGGCAAGGGTATAACCACGGGAACAGGAAATCTTATTGCAGACAAAATTCTATCGGGATATAAGAATAGAATAATTCCTGGGGTGATCTAATGCTACCCCAAGGCAATCTTAATGGTCTTTTCTACCCCATGACTGCAGATATTTATTATGCTACAAAAAGCCAGAACGATTTTGGAGAACTTCAAAGATCATGGACAATGGATAGAAGCATTAATTGTTCAGCAATTAAAGAAAACCCACAATCTCAAATGAGAACTCAATTAACATCAGAAAAGTTTCTTGAGTATGATGTAAAAATAAATATGCGTACCAATGAAAATATTTATAAGTCTTTAGATGGTACACATTACAGGCCAACAGATATCTTGGTTCGTAATATCAAAGATCCTTTCGGATCAATTGCCTGGGCAGAAACTGACACAGAGCCAACAAATTTTGAAATAGATACAATTGAGCCAATGTTTGATGCAGTTCATAATATTATGGGATATAGAATATTGCTACGCAGATCAGACTTGCAGGTGGCACTATAATGTATAGCATAAAATTTGACGGAAAAGAAGCAATGAAGATGTTAAACAATGTTGTTTCATATTCTAATGGGTTTATAAGAGAAACAAAGGCACAAGAGAGAACAGTAGCAAGTAGACTAGCAGATACAAGTATTGATGCATTTTATGACTACCTTGACACACTAGGAAGAACAAATCCAGGAATGCTTCATCACGTTTATGAATGGGGAGCAGTAGGAGATCCAGATTCAAGACTTGTGGAATTAAAGAAAAGACTTAGTGGAAAATCTGCACAAATAGATTCCGAATTTGTAACATCTTCTAGTATCCCAGAAGGTGGGTCAGAGCCATTTTATGAAAAGGCTGAGATTATGGAGGAAGGTATTCCAATTACAGTTCAGGCTGTTCAGGCAAAGGCTATGTTTATTCAATACAATGGAGATGAGTTTTTTACTGCTGGACCAATCGTAATAGAAAATCCAGGTGGCGAGGGTGTACGGGGATCATTTGTTGCAGCGTTTGAAGAATTTTATAATACTTATTTTGAACAAGTATATTTAAGAGCAATTAGATTTTATCAACATTTTGAGAATCCAAAAGGTTTTGAGTCAAACTTTAATGGTGCGGTAAACTCTGGAAATGCAGCAGGAATAGGAAGAACAACTGCGCTAAAATGGGTTATGAATATGCCAGGTGGTGAAAATGAGTAATTATCCAGAACTTATAATAAATAAATATGTATGGAAGCAATTTGAATTGGCAAAGCCTGCTATATATTCTAATTACACCTCCGGCCTTATACCATTTTTTCCAATTAGCGATGTAAAAGCTGGAGACACGGCATGGGGAACAAAGCCTTATATAGTTTATGATTCCTTTATGAGAGCAAGAACAACAAGAAAATACTTCTATCCAGTAAAAGCTGGTCAGATGATGTATTCCATAAAGGGTGGGGTAGGAGACATATTTGAGTGGAGAGACTTTATTTCCAACGTCCTTGATAGAGAAGATGATGGGGCACGGGATATAAATGAGTATGCTGGCGAAACCCTATCAAATACTAGAATATATTTTCATTGTGTAAATACTAGCCAAGTTAATTACGTTGGAAATACCACAGAACAGCAGGGTAAAAATAAACAGTATTCTGCCAACCTCATAATCAAATATGACTATCATATCTCAGATATTTACAATGCTTAAAACATGGGCTATAATGTAATTGAGGAAACGCCCCACGCCAAATTTAACTAATAAGGGGTGAAAAAATATATGGCAACTCTTGGTGATTCAACACAAATCATTGTAGGTGCAGCACAGCTTTTTGTTTCAAGAAGTGGTTCACTAAAGTTTATTGATGGTACAGATCCAGCAGAGTATTCATTCGACGGTGCCGCAGGCGACGATATTCCAGATTTTGTTTCTGGAACAGAGTTCGCTGACACACTAGTAGCAGCTTCTGCTTCCGCTAACTGGCGGAACGTTGGTTACACAATGAATGGTCTAGAGGTTCAGTTCCAGCCAGACTTTGGTGAGGTTCAGGTAGATCAGCTACTTGACGTTGCTCGCCTTTACAAGCAGGGTATGCAGGTCAACATGGTCACAGCATTTGCTGAAGGTACTCTTGAGAACCTTCTCGTTGCAACAGCAGCAGCAGACGCAGACCTAACAGGCTCTGGAACAGATGAAGAGACACTAGTTCTTCAGTCTGGCAACCTTGGCGAAGTACCACTAGAGCGTGCTATGATCGCTGTAGGCCCAGGCTCAGGTGATCCAGCCGCAACTGGTGCTAACAAGGTAGAGCGTGTTTACGTCGCTCACCGTGCACTTTCAATTGAGAGTGTAACTGCTTCCGCAAAACGTGATGAGCCTACAATGTTTGAGGTTTCATTCCGTTTGCTACCAGCAGACAACGGTTCCTACGGTAAAATCGTAGACCGCGTTGTTGGTTCCTAATTAAATAATAATTTAATAGCACTTTACCCCGTCCAAGTGGCGGGGTTTAGTGTATTTATGCTAAAATACCCCTGCTATGCTATAATTTAATTATATTCTAGGAGGAATAAATGGCAACAAGCGTCTACGAAACGGTAGAGGTTGAATTAATTGATGGGACAACAATTACTATGCGTCCCCTCAAAATCTCTCTTTTGCGTGAATTCATGAAAGAATTCCAGAAGATTGGTGATGAAGATATTGCTTCTGACAATATTAAGTCAATGGATCTACTTCTTGATTGTGCTGCTATTGCGATGAAGCAGTACAACGATGAGTATTCAGACAAAATAAAGCTAGAGGATGTTGTAGATCTACCAACGATCTACAAGATTATTGAAGTCGCAGCGGGGATCAAACTTGATGACCCAAACGCACTAGCGGCGGCTCTAGCTGGTCAGAGCTAGATCTCGCCGCAATAGAATCAAAGGTATTTCTTCTGGGGCATTGGAAGGATTACCAAGAACTGGAGGATAACCTGTCAATGCCAGAACTAGTGGCTATTCTTGAAGCAAAACAAGAAGAAGATTATCAGAATAAAAAATTTATGGCAGCCCTCCAAGGTGTCGATCTTGATCAGTCGAATGCTGAAAAGAGTGGAAGTACCTGGGAAGAAATTCAGGCCCGTGTCTTTAGTGGTGGCAAAACATCTAATGCTAAAGATGTTATGGCATTACGAGGAAAGAACGCGCAAAGAAAAGGTTTTGGAATTGGGCTTGGCCTAGATGCCGTTTCAGTTGACGGGGAAGGGCAGGTGACAAAGATTGGCTAATGCTAACGCTCGTATTAATGTTGATATTAATACCAGTGAGGCCGCTGCTGGCCTAAAAAGACTTCAATCACAATTAAATGCATTTAATTCTACCCTAACAAAGGGATCTGCTGTTCAAGCAACGGCAATGAGAAATGCAAAAGACAATCTCATGGAGCTTGTCAATGCATCTAGATTCTTTACTGCTGAAACAGTAAGAATGCAAACTGCCGCAGGCAAGCTTGACAAAACGTTGGCAAAAGGTCAGGGAACCCTAGGACAGTTTTTTAGTGCTAAATTTCTTAGAAATAGTGCAGCAGCCGCAAGCGCGTTTTCATTGGCAGAGACAAGAGCAGCAGCACTTCAAACACAATTTGTTGCTACAGGAGCAGCAGCAAATGGTATGCGAGATGCAATTGCCATTAGACCCCTTCAAGCATTTAATAATGCAGCAACAGTAAGTGCTCAAAAACTTGCAATTCATAGAGCAATGCTTAATCAAGCAACCACCTCTATGATTAATTTTGGTAAGAATACACAGTGGACTGGTCGCCAGCTTATGGTTGGTTTTACCGTTCCTCTTACAATTTTTGGTGCTGTTGCAGGAAAGACATTTAGAGAACTAGAAAAGGAAGCCGTAAACTTTAAAAAGGTTTATGGAGATTCTTTTACCCCACCAGAAGAAATGCAGGCCAACCTTGATGCAGTCAAAGAGCTTGCCAAAGAATATACAAAGTATGGTATTGCCGTAAAAGATACTATTGGTTTGGCTGCAGAAGCAGCCGCAGCGGGTGCACAGAATCAAGAACTGCTTGATGCTACAACACAGGCAACAAGACTTGCAACCTTGGGTCAAATGGAACAAAATGAAGCACTTAAAACTACTATTTCTCTACAGAATGCGTTTAAACTTTCTGGTGATGAACTTGCTAAATCCGTTAACTTCCTTAATATGGTTGAAAACCAAACAGTTGTAACTCTACAAGATCTCTCTGGAGCAATTCCTCGCGTTGCCCCAGTCATTAAAGGTCTTGGTGGAGATGTAGAAGACTTGGCTGCATTCCTTGCTGCAATGCAAGAGGGTGGTGTTAGTGCTGCTCAGGGTGCACAGGCACTCAAGTCTGGTCTTGCTTCATTAATTAACCCTACAGACAAGGCTAAAGAAAAACTGCAAGGCATGGGCATTTCTTTAGATACAATAATTCAGGCGAACAGAGGCGACCTGATGGGTACTGTACAAGCATTAGCAGATGCTTTTGACACTCTTGATCAATTCAGTAGACAGCAGGCAATTGAAGAAATCTTTGGAAAGTTCCAGTATGCAAGACTAGCAGCACTATTTGACAATATTAATAAAGACGGTACGCAAGCAGCAAGAGTTCTTGAAATGACAGGAATGAGTGCTGCTGAAATGGCGGCATCTGCAGAAAAAGAGCTTGGTGCTATTGAAGAAGCAGTAGGAACTCAGTTTACTGCAGCAATGGAAAAACTAAAGTTGGCAATAGCACCTATAGGTGAAATGTTTACCAAGATTGCTATTCCAGTTATTAATTTCTTGTCAAAAATTGCAGATGCATTTAACAACTTGCCAGATTTTGCTAAGAAGTTTATTGGATTGGCAACAGTTGTTGTTGGCCTCGTAATACCTGCAGGCACAATGTTCTTAGGTTTGTTAGTAAACCTTGTTGGAACACTTACAAAGTTTGGTGCAGTAACTGGTTCAGCATTTAGAGGATTTTTGAGTGGTGGTATTAAGGGTGCATTTGACGCAGTATCACAGTCTGTAAACTATATGTCTCTAGAACAAATTGATGCTGCAACAGCATCTCAACAACTAGCTGGATCTACAGAGGCAGTAAATGCCGCACTACTTGGTCAGGTTGGAGCAAGTGAGGGTGCTCAGGCAGCAGTTATGGAACTTGCTTATGCATATGAAATTT